CTCGACCATGGCCATTGGCGGTTGATTGCTCTGATTCCAGTCGTGTGCCTTGATTAAGAGTTCGCGTTGTCCCCAACCTTCACGAATCCAACGCCCGATCAGGCGTGACAGGGTAGCGTTGCGCGTTCCCGTATCGACGCCCTGCGTGGTCAGTGGTTGTTTGATGATGGATTCGACCTTGCCTTTATTATTAAAAGTGTGAATGGCGTCGATGTCTTGTTGGGTCAGCGACGGCAGTTCGTCGAGCGACTCAATCGGCAAGGTGTCGGGGGTGTGGAAGAAATAATGTTCGGAAGGACACACCATGACGTAACCGCCGGTCCCACGCACGTCTAACTTATTGTGTCCAGCACTGTTACGTACTTCGAGGTTGGTGTTGATGGAATAAAAGTAGTGGAAACCGCCACGCGGAGTGGATTGTTTGAGGGTAGTACGGGTGGTGTTACCTTCTTCAATGAAATCAACAGCTTCCTGTGAATCGGCGTCCAGAACCACGAAGTTAATGCCCGTCAACGCTGCCCAATTAGCACCTGGATATATCTTTAACCAGTTGGTCATCTCCTCTTCGGTGGGTTGACGACGCTGGTAATCAGACCATTTAACGCGCGGGGTCTTCGACCAGCGCATCTTGACTTCCTCTTCGGTTTCAAACGGGTGTTTGCTGCGGAAGTATTCGGGGATAAAATCCTGCTTAGAACCGCATGGAATCAGGTGTAAACCGTGTTCCCAGAAGCTTTCCAGCATTTCATCTTTAGTCTCTTTAGCAAGTTGTTCCCACGTTTGATTGGCATTTAATTGCAGCGCCACTCCATTCTCCAGTTAGGGTTACGCGATCGATTGTTCTAGTTCAAGTTTTTCCTCAACTTTGCGCCGGGCGTCGTGAAAGATATCCTCCCACGTCAACAGCCCGTCGGTTTTTATCATCAATTCGATGGCTTTCTCTACACTTGGCTGACGTACCTTCCAGCGCCACGCATTGACGGTGCCAGGGGACAGATCCAACATGTGAGCCACTTTTTTCGGTCCCATTTTTGTTACGTATTCAGTTAGTGTCATGATTGTTTTCCTGTGTTGAAATTTGTTAGTGGAGATAGTAACAAAAAGATAGTTGACTTGCAAAGCCTTTTCGTTATAAACTTATCTCTGCATTATTAAACAGGAGAAAAAAATGACCGAACCTTCAAGTATTTCTACGCCTTCTTTGGCTCAACTGAGAGTCCAGAAAGAAAGGCTCGACGAGAAAAAACGGGAACTCGCTAAACAAACCCGCGACCTGTCCGAGCGCATCGCTGCGCATCCTGACCTAGCTCAGACCATCCAAATTTTACAGCAAAGCGGTGGCTCCAAAACCACTGAACATTTTATCGTTAAGCTGGGTCGTAAAGAAACCTGGGACCAAACTGTGCTGCAACAAATCTTTGACACGGCAGGCATCAACGAAGCGCTGTGGCCTTTCAAACGGGAATGGATTGTTGATACGCTGCTGATGAAAAACATAAGACGCGATTGGCCCGACCACTACAACACTTTAACCGACGCTTTAAGAACAAAGATAGACGAGAAACCCTACATACGCGTCGTGACACCGAAGGCAACGTCATGAACACATTAAAAGAAATGATTAAGACTGGCATCATGAATGAAAACAAAACCTTAGAGGACGTTCACGATGCAATTAACCAGCCTAAACACTATACGCAGGGTCAGATTGAAAGTATCCAGGCGATTGAATCCATGCTCGGTCAGAACGGCATTCGTGCCTTCTGTCGTGCCAGCGCCTTGCAATACATCTGGCGTGCGCCGGACAAGGGCAAAGTGGAAGATCTAAAAAAAGCCGTGTGGTATCTCAATTACGCCATCGGCACTTACGGGGGAAAGAAATGAAAGCCAAAAAAATAAGACAGGTTCTTAAAGCCACGGGTATCGATGTTAAAGATGTAGCTTACCGAGACATAACACAGATGAATAGGAACGTCACTCGCATCCTAGATGCTAACTGTGGCAGAGCAATTTATCAACGAGCCAAAAGAGGTATAGCATGACATTAGAAGGCATAACCCAAGGGGTAAGTATGGTACCCGTCAAGGTAAACATCTACGGTCCCAATG